ACAGGAGAACTAGAAATGACTAAAGTATCTAAATTGGCTCAACTTAAACTAGAAGTTATCAACTATCATACTACAGATAAGCCATCAGCTGACGGTCCAATCATCAATGATAAATTCCTCATCGGCTTAGGACGCGATGCTTGCTACACATCGAACAACAGTCTCGCCTTCAAGAAAAAGCAGATTGCTGATTCACTCGCAGAGTACGACATCGCTGTAGACGAGAAAAACACCTACGCTATGGAGCGGACAGAACGCTGGATCAATACACTTCTGCCCGAGCTGGAAGAGCTTCAAACTCGTCACGATGCAGACTGTGAAGTCTTCGCTGCACTGACAGGTGGTGAGGTCTGGACACCTAACAAGCGCCCTGCACCTAACAAAGCTGCCAAGCCTGCCAACTTCAGCAAGCTCAGAAACATGGTGGCGTAAGTCACCAACTGAGAGGAGCTTCGGCTCCTCTTAACTCTATCAACAAGGGAGCTTCAACATGGGCGACCATGAAGACAAGCTAATCTTCATCATGTACCTCGCGGTTCTGGTAATTTCTGTAATAGGTTTCGTTGCGCTGGGCTAACCAAATCTATGAATGGATTCATTCCAAATGTTGCAGAAAGTGTCCGACCATATAATGTAATGACTAAAGTTTAAATAAACTTCTGAGGAGAACACAATGGAAGTATCAGCACACAGAGTAACTAACGTCAGGGTTAAAGTAATAATCCATGACAACTTTACCGTCAAAGAAATTAGCTTTGTTGATGGTGATGGTCTTAAAGCAACGATCAAACTGTTTGGAGGAACAAACGGCGAGCTACAATTCATTCACGAAGACACAATAGACGCAAGGGAGAACGCGTTATGCTAGACTTTCAATCCAACAGCTACGACTTTCCAGTGGAAGAGCAGCCAGTCTTTACTCAAGACGGTGAGCTTATCCCAGATCACAAGTGCATTGTACGCACAGACACAGGCAAGACACTCGGCTTGCATGGGTCACGCTATCGAATGATACCGCACGATGATGTAGTCAACTCAATTCTTGACGGAGTCAAAGCAAGCAATCTGACCAGTGACTATGAGGTCAACGTAGATGTCATCGAAGATGGCCGTAAGCTAAGAGGTGAGATTATCTTTCCTGATCTTGTGCAGCAGCCAGCAGTAGGTGACTACGTTCAGTTCCGTGTCAGCTTCTTCAATAGCTATGACGGATCATGGTCCTTTTCTCAGCAAGCTAATGGTCTCAGGTTGTGGTGCTTGAATGGATGCACAACAGCAGATGCTATTGCGAAGTCACGCTTCAAGCACACAGCGTCCGTTAACGTAGACGGGAGCGCTGCCAAGATCATAGGTGGTGCAGAACATTTCATGGGGCGCAGCAAACAGTGGCAGTCATGGATGCAAACACGATTGAACAACGATCAAGTTGAGCAGTTCTTTCGGTCAACCATATGCAAGGTAGTAACTAAGCAACAGCAAGTGACCAAGACAAACGAAAAGCAACTTGAGAATCTTATCTCAGGTTGGGATCGTGAGAAGATGGATCTCGGTCACAACAAGTGGGCATTGTATAATTGCCTGACACACTGGGCCACGCATACCAATGACCTCAAGTCACCACAGATTGCACGTTACAACCGCGAGATAGCAATCAGCAATGCAATGAATCACAAACTGTTTACCTCAATGATAGGTGAGAACGTAATCTAAGGAGAACATAATGAACAAAGAACAAGAAAAACTATTCATGAATCTCTACGATGCAGTCAATGATATGTTTACAACTTGGGATAATATTGAGGACATTTATCTTTCTGATTTAATGGCAATTAGAAAGGCTCAAATGAAACTTTATCGCAAGTTTAGGGAGCAAGAAAAAAAAGGAGGTGAGTAACAATGCGTATGTCACGACAACACTTTGAGTATCTAGCAGATACATTGGGGCCACTTGTACCGTGGCCCACTCACCTTCATAGCATTGCAGATGAACTTGAGAAAACTAATCCAAAGTTTGATCGAGATAAGTTTATCCGCAGAGGCACAGCTGCATGGGAAGAGAACTATGTAGCCCCAATTGTAGAGGATGAAATACCATACCAATGAAACAGTATAGAACCACAGTGGCTTGCAAAGAATGTAGTGGTGATGGCTTCATTGAAGTGGAGTCAATGCCAGTAAGGACATCATACAATGATGCACCTGAGCCATACTTTGAGTTAGAACCATGCGACAACTGCAACGGATCAGGAGAAATTGAAGTCTGGGATGTTGACTTCGACGAATAGATTGCTGCATTAATGCGGCATGAAATCGTATCTTGAAACAATAACTGAACAAGCGGAGACAGCTAACGTGTCTCTGCTTAAAGCTTTTAGTCGCGCTAATATCCCACGTTCTACCTACTACAGAACCATAAAGAAAGATACGGAGTTGAGGTTTTATACTGCGCTGAGGATAAGTCATGCCATCGAGCAAGTTAGACAAATACAAGACGCCGTTAAAAATACCAAAGAACTACGAGCTAATGGTGGAAATGTTGAGCGCCGCTCGATCAAAGCAAAAGTTAAGTCAAGAAAAATTAGCTTATAAAATAGGATGCACAGAATCCTTAATACACAAGTGGGAAACACACAAACGAATACCCTCTGGCTTTATGCTCAACTGTTGGTTGGATGCTTTAGGCTATGACATCACGATCACTAAAAGGTAAAGCCGCTATATGCGTAGCTTGCCAAGTGGCAACACATTTCTTTGTAGCAGTGCTTAAAACAAACAGTGGTCGCTCAATGGAGAAGCACTGGTTCATTTGCATGAGCTGTTATGTGAATGACAAATGGCAAGAGCCAACATCAAAGACAAAGCCAAACAAGAAACGATTAAAGAAACCTAGCGTCAAGCTACAGGCTGGCGCGTGGGAATCTAGCATCGAGCCAAACGCAAAGCCACCAACCGACTGGTAAGGAGAATGACATGCTCATCTATGGAATCGACCCCGGATTTACAGGAGCAGTCAGCATATATGAAACAGAAACAGACAGCTTAGTTATCTACGATATTCCAGTAGTCAAATCACCAAAGGGTAAGACATTAATTAACTTACCTGAATTGCTTTCAATCCTATCTAACCAAAGAAACAAGCCAGCCTTAGCTGTAATCGAGAGTGTAAATGCTATGCCTAATCAAGGTGTTAGCAGTACATTCAGATTCGGACAGGGCTTTGGTCAGTTAGAGATGGGGATCGTTGCGTCAAAGCTACCTATAAAATATGTGACGCCACGTCAGTGGAAGAAATACTTTGACCTTTCAAGAGACAAGGGTGAAAGTAGAAGACTAGCGAAGCTCTGCTTCCCTAACCATGCACACTATTTCAAACGAGTTAAAGATGACGGACGAGCAGAGGCCGCACTCATTGGATTGTATGCAAAAGAAAACTTAGTCTAAGGAGAACACAATGACTATAAAACAAACAGATGAAATCAAAGCGTATCTCGAGCAAGGCTATCGCATCACAGCAATTGATGCACTGCAAACATTCGGATGCTTTAGATTAGCAGCGCGAATCAAAGACCTAAAAGACGAAGGCGTGGAGATCGACAAGGTAATGGTCGAGACCGTTAAAGGCAGTCGCATTGCACAGTATTACAGCCCATCGAAGGTACGAACATGAGTCGCGCACATCCAATAGCTTATACGCTCAGAGTCGAAGGTATTATATTCAGGGACATTACGATTGTCTCTGACTCTCTTGTCAACGCAGAGCGCATAGCCAAAGAAGAATTTATAAATGAACTTAAAGGTGACGATCAAGTAGCAGTTACCCTTATGGATGTAGGTAGACCATGACATATAAAACAACCAAGCTCAGTGATGCAGCAAGACCATCTGTATGGGACGCTCATGTTACTAAGGCAGCAAGCTCTCCGGTTATGGCCCGTGAGTACAAGAGATCTGGCTATGTGTTAGACAGCGATAAGATTATTGCGCAGCGTATTCGTAATGGCGAAGCAGTAGGTGACACCTACCTTAGAGGCAAAACTAAAGAGCGCCTCAAGAAATTCCAACACCTCAGCGAAGAAGACTTTGAGAAGTACGGAAAGTACGAGTGACGTAACGTCACTTCGTATTGCCCAAGTCGCACATAAGCGATAGGCTAGTATCAGATAACAAAGGAGAACAACATGGAACGCAAGGGTTTCATAGGTGGTTCCGACTGCGTAAAAATAATGCAGGGGAACTGGTTGGAGTTATGGCAGGTCAAGACAGGGAGAGTTGAGCCCGAAGATCTGTCTCGTAACATCGCTGTGCAGATGGGCGTTTACACTGAGGACTTTAATCTAGGATGGTTTGCCAATGAGTATGACTGCACTCTGACAGGGTTTCAGAAATCATTTGAAGAAACGATTGGATCAGTCCCGGTCAAGGGTACAGTAGACGCTATGGTTGGTGACTCTATCGAGGACTCTATCGTAGAAGCCAAGCACACCAACGCTTATAATACTTTGGATAAAGTTATTGAGTATTACATGCCGCAGCTGCAACTGTATATACATTTAGCCAAGGCTAACGGCGCTCATATATCTGTTATCTTCGGCAACAACAAATGGGAGTCGGCTCATGTCAGACGGAACGAAGAGTATTTCAATTCTATGTGGGCAGTGGTGTCGGACTTCTGGGGTTACGTGCTTCGCGATGAAGAGCCAGTTGGTAATGACCAGCCGATACAACTTAGCATTGACAAGGTGTCGGTGGACAACATGGTCAAGCGTGACGCCACGCAAGACAACCACTTCAATGACGCAGCCTACACCTACGTCACTTTAGAAGCAGATGCCAAAGCATTCGAGTCAGCTAAAAAACAAATCAAAGATATGGTTGGCGATAATGAACGTGAAGTTTACTGCGATCATCTAACCGCAAAGCGTGACAAGCGTGGAGCTATTCGTATCACAAGGAGAACAACATGACTGACACAGCAATCAAAGCGCTGCTCAAAGCGCAGCAAGCAATGGAGTCTGTAAAGAAAGACAGCCTCAACCCACACTTCAAGAACCGTTATGCCTCACTTGAGGCGGTAATTGACGCTACGTCAAAGGTGTTCCAAGAGAATGGGTTCGTTGTCATGCAGCCGTGTGGTCGTGACGAGCTTGGCATGTATGTCGAGACAAAGATACTTCACACCTCAGGAGAGGCGTTC